GCCGTCGATTTCTGGCTAGTGCCGAGCGTCGTGCGACTCATCGAGGATTCTCCCGACGTGGACCGCTTCGTCCGAACGGTCAGCGAGCTAGCAGGGGCCGAAGGTGCGGCGCTCGTAATCATCGACACGCTTAGCCAGTCGATGGCAGGCGGGGACGAGAACGGGCCGAAGGATATGAGCGCCGCTATCGCGGCATTCCAACGCATCCGTGACGAACTCGGGGCGGCGGTTTTGATCGTCCACCACTCGGGGCGGCGGTTTTGGTCGTCCTTCGGCCACTCATCGCTGCGGGCGGCAACCGATACCGAGCTCGAAGTGACGCAAACCGCTGACGGGCTGTACCGGATCCGGGCAACAAAGCAGAAAGAAGGCGTTACGGGGGCCGAGTGGCTGCATCGGCTCGAACAGGTCGAGGTGGGGCGCGACGAGGACGGTGAAGCCGTCACCTCTGCCATCGTGCGGCCAATCGGGGGGAAACCTTGACCGAACGAAAGCCCGAGCCGCGACGGCGCGTCTACAAGAAAAGCATCTTCTACCGGGTCCGCGGAGAGTACGAACTCGCCCGCGAGTACACGACCCCCACACCGTTTCGGCCAGCCGCAGCCCTGGAGATGAGCGAGAACATCGGCTAGGCGACAGATAGGCGGGCTCGGGCGCTCGCGTCGGCGATTCGGGCAGCGATGGGGGAGCGAGGGTGAAGTACGAAGAGAGGGCCGGCTCTTTGCATACAGACGGGACTCCAATATTCCAGCAGCAGCAGGACAGGGACGGCGAGCGTCTGGTGGTGGAGCGTCTGAAGTCTGCGTGGGGTTGCGAGATTGAACCGTTTGGGATGCTCGCGCCTATCGACTACTTCGCGACACGTCACGGGAGGCTCTCTGCGGTTCTCGAAATAAAGTGCCGCAGCCACGCGCAGCACACCTATGAGACAGTCTTCCTGAACGTGAGGAAGTGGCTCGCGTTAGGGTTGGCCCAGGTGGGGATGGGTGTTCCGGCGATCTTCGTGGTGAAGTTCACAGACGCTATCGGCTATATCCGCTGGGAGGACATCCCTGGCAATCGTCTATCAATATTGGGTTGCTCTCGACGCGTGAAGAGTCGCAGCGACATCGAGCCGATTATAGAAGTGCGGGTTGGTGAGATGGTGTGGCTGTCAGACAGGAGGGCCGCCCGTGATTGTGACGATTAATCGCAGATAGGTGTTGCGCTTCTGTGACAGTTCGGTATCATGTTCCTGTTACGAGACACCGACAAGGGAGACAACATGAGCAAAGAAGACCGATTCCTAGACGCGATTTTGGCCGTAGCGCAGGATGCCGCGCAGCCCGTCCCCGATGCCGCCCCCGCATTTGCTTGGCAGAGCCTCGGTGGATCACGATACTTCGCCTGTCCCGCCCCCAAAGTGTCTTACCGCATCTACAAGGCGAACGGGCTCTGGGAACTGTGGACGGGAACCCCGCTAACGAAGAATCGATGCATCGCGCACGCTCGCCTGCTTCGGGACATTAAGGTGAAGGCACATTCCGCTTTCGCGGCGCAATGACCGAACCCCGCCCCGTCTACGAGGCCCGCCCGGTGGTGGTCGCGTGGCTCATCAACTGCCACCACTGCGGCACCGAGTTCCGCGCCAAGCGGCGTGACGCCCGCCTCTGCTCGGGCCGATGCCGCACGGCGGCTGCTCGGCAGGGGGAGCCACTGAGCGGTCTGCGCTAGGCTCCAAGGGATCCATTCCCTCGGAGCGATCCCATCATGCTGATCCACTGCTGCAAGATCAGCCCTTTATGAGTGCCGAGCATATTCGGGCCTTCCAGTTCCAAAAGGGAACGTCTGGCAATCCGAAGGGCCGTCCCCGGAACGTCCCACAGCGCACCGTCGCGGAGCGGATCATCGAGTTCGCCGACGAGATCAAGCCCGGAGAGATCGGCGAGGACGGGAAGCAGGGGCCAGACATGAGAGGCTCCGATCAGCTCGCCCAGGTGTTCTGGAATCATCTCCTAGCAGGCGACCCGCGCTTCTGGGCGCTCGCGTCGGCGACGATGCCTAGCCTCCTGGCGAGCGTGCTGCCCATCGGCCTGGAAGAAGGCGAGACGAAGCAGATCACCGAAGGCCCGGCAGCTCGGAAGGGCAAGCTCCTACAGCTCCGTCGCGTCCTCGATGACTGCAACCTGGAGCCGCCCGCTGCCCCGAAGATCGCGGCCTCGAAAGGCAACGGCGCTGTCCCGCATCCCGGCGGGAATGGGAAGGCGTGACGAGCCAACTCCACACGATCGACCTCGACGATCCAGGCGCGACGGCCTCGGTCCCGCCGGATGCCGGGGGGCTGCGCGCCGTTCAGGAGGCTCTCAATAACCTGGCGCTGGCGGCGCTCGTCGATCAGGGCCAGGACGTGCGGCCTGAATCGCTGGCCCGCGTGCCGGATGCGGTGAAGCGCACGCTCGTCGGGGCAGGCGGCGAACTGCGTCGCGCTATCGCAGCGATGACCGCAGCCCACGACCAGCCCGCGGCCGATCAGATCCTGCAGAGATCGAGGACGCGGCTCGACGTGAAGGATCACGAGAGACTGAAGCAGGCGCTTGAGAGCGGCGAGGCCGAGATCGACGGCGGCGGCGAATCGCTCGGCGCGACGACTGAGCTGATCGCCGAGCTGGGCCTGGAAGAATCATCACACGAGCGATCCTTCCCGCGTGGCTCGCCGTGAAGCCGAAGCAGACGAAGCGACTGAACCCGCATGTCTGCTCGGATGGCGAGCGCGTCCTTCTGGCGCTCTGTGAGAGGTGCTCCGTCTGTGGGTATGACCCCCAGGTACCCACGCGCCCGAAGCCGGCGCCTGAGCGCGGACGCACCCGCCCCGAGCGCCGGGGGCACACCCGCTGATGGCATCCAACCGGGCGAACATCGACCGGGCGCTAGGGCTCTGGGCGCTCGACGGCGACCTGAGCTACTGCCCGCACGACCCGACCGCGAACCAGCACGTCGCGCTCTGGCTGGCCGAGCAGACCCGCGAGGTCTTCTACGGCGGCGCGGCCGGCGGGGGCAAGAGCGACTGGATGCTGATGGGTGCTCTTGCCTACGTCCACATCCCCGAGTACTCGGCGCTCATCATGCGGCGGACCTTCCGCGAGCTGAACAAGCGCGGCTCGCTCATCCCTCGATCTCACGAGTGGCTGTCCGGGACCGATGCCCACTGGAGCGGGGAGCATTCCCGCTGGGCCTTCCCGAGCGGAGCGACGCTGGAATTCGGCCACTGCGAGCACGAGAAGGACCGATTCGCTTATCAGTCGGCTGAGTATCAGTGCGTAGCCTTCGACGAGCTGACGTCCTTCAGCGAGACGATCTACCGCTACATCGGATTCAGCCGCGTCCGCCGACTGAGAGGCTCAGCCGTCCCGACGCGCACGCTCGGTGCCTCGAACCCTGGCAATCACGGGCACGCCTGGGTCGATGATCGCTTCCACTGCGACGCCGCGAAGTGGAAGGACATCCCGCAGACGCCGGGCCGCGCCTTCGTCCCGGCACGCATGGCGGACAATCCCTATCTGGACGTCGAGGAATACGCCGAGAGCCTGCAGCATCTTCGCGCCGTCGAGCGCGTGCAACTGATGGAGGGCGACTGGAGCGCCCGCGAACTCGGGGACTTCATGTCGAGCGAGTGGTTCCCAGTAGTGGACGCGGTCCCGGCCGGCGGACGCGAGGCGCGTTACTGGGACTTCGCGAGCACGAAGCCTCACAAGGGGAACCCGGACCCGGACTGGACGAGGGGCTGCCGCGGCAAGATCGCACCCGATGGGATCTTCTACATCACGGACTTCAGGTCAGCGCGCGACGCGCCGGGCGCAGTGCAGGCTCTCGTGAAGTCCACGGCCGGCAGGGATACGGGCCGGGTGCAGGTCCACTGGGAAGAGGAGGGCGGCAGCGCAGGGAAGATCGCGTCGCATCATCTCCGTCAGTTGCTGATGGGATACTCGGCGAAGGCCGACCGCGTGACCGGGTCGAAGATCAGCCGCGCTGTCCCGCTGGCGAATCAGGCCGAGGCGGGGAACGTCCGCGTCCTGCGCGGCGGGTGGAACCAGGATTTCTGGGACGAGGTCGATGCCTTCGGCTCGGGCGCGGGGCATGATGATATGATCGACGCCGCGTCCGGTCTCTTCGGCCAGCTCTCGGGCTCGTGGGGATGGAGCGATCTCTACCCGAACGCCGGCCAGGGCGAGCGGCAGCAGGAGGCGCGAGCTTGACCCAGCTCGGCGTGACAAATACGATTCGATATAGGACGCCGTTCGAGCGCGAGGCGGATCCCCAGGGCGTGCCTATCTTCCCCTATGGCATCTATGAGAAGGGCGATCACTTCTTCACGTTCGGCGCTCGGTACGATCTGATGGGCCAGGCGCCGGCGCTCGTCGAGGCGGGCGGATACATCATCGTCAAGCCGGTATCGATCGCGACGGCGGGCTTCGACATCGACGTCTTCAAGATCGCCGACGGCTGGCACCGCGTGAATGGCGAGATCGAGTGGCAGTCCAGACTATCGGTGCTGGACCGCGAGCTAGACTATGCCGTCCCGAAGGCGACGATCACGGTCCTCGCAGGCGCGACGGCGTATCAGGTCTATGCGTTATCAGACCAGAACCTGACGGGCGTGACGAACGCGCTGGACCTCAACTTCCCGCTGCCGATGTCGCTCGGCTTCAAGATATCCCCGATTAACGGGCCGCACACTTTCGCCGTCCACTGGCTGCCGGTCGCCCGCGGACGCAGAGCCATCTAGGAGCCACGAGATGCCGACGAGCCAACTGATCCAGACCCTCGTCCCCTTCGCGACTTACAACAACGAGACCTACACAGTGGCGCTCGGCTACCAGGACTCGAACCAGAACAACTCGGTTGAGATGCCGGGCCTGACTGCTTCGGGCCTCTATATCATCTCGAACGAGGACGTCTTCACGGCCGGCACGGTCACGCTCGACATCGAGCTGGTCGATACGGGCTGGGGGAATAGTGACCTGATAACGAAGACGGCGATCGTCTCGATCCTCGACGCGAGCCCCCCGATCACGGTCCACTCGGCGGCGGGCTATCACGTCACGGTCTTCAGTGCGGAGACGAGCCTAGAGGGCGTTGACCGTCTGATCGATCACCCGCTCCCCCCGAATCTGCTGCTGACCTACGTCTTCGACGCGAATGATCACGAGTTCGCGGCTGCGGCCTACTTCGTCGAGCAGGGCAGGAGCGCGATCTGATGGGGCCGATTAAACGCCTGGAGCGCGCGATCCGACGCCTGAAGATGCGGCGCGTCCTGCGCCAGATCGAGGCCGAATGGCGCGAGCATCGACAGCGAGTCCTGTCCGGTGATATTGTAGAGATCGCTCCGCGCGAATCATCTACCGATGGGGGGTCGGAATGAGCGAGGGCGCGCTGCTGCTTCCTCATAGTCTGATCGACGAACTGGCCGAAGAGCGCGCGCTCAAGATCGCGAGAGAGCGCCGTCTGGCACGCGATCACGCCGGCCCGCCAATCGTCTACCAGTCCAATGCAGTCACGCTCGGGGGTCTCGGCAGGCAGCCTGCGAAGACTGCGCTGCTAGAGGAGAACGTCGGCTGGTCTGCCATTGCCGGGACCGCGAAGGCGTCGCGCATCATGTCGCTCGACCCTCAGATCCGGGGGATGCGAAGGACCGAGCAGGGCGGGGTGGAGAGCTTCGACCTCCCCGAGCACGAGGCGAAGAATCTCCTCGACCATCCGGGCGATATCTTCTCTCGGGCGATGCTGCTCTGGCTAACCAGCTTCCACCTCGATCAGATCGGCGAAGCCTACTGGCAGATCCTCCGCGACGGGATCGGGATCCCGCGCGAGCTGTGGCCGATGCCGCCGCAGCATGTCGAGCCGATCCCGCATCCCGAGATGGTGATCTCTGGCTATCGCGTCATCAGTTCCCAGGGGTCGCGAGACATCCCGCGCGAGGATGTGATCCGGTTCTGGAAGCCAGACCCCGAGACTCTCTTCAGCTCGGTAGGCTCGCTCGGGCCGCAGCGCTCAGAGTGGGACGCCGACCGATTCCGCATCGAGACGATCCGCACGCACTTCAGCGAGGGCGCGATCCCGCGCACGGCTCTGAAGGCCGAGAGCGGCGCGATGCTGCCGATGGGCGACGAGCGCGACGCCTTCAACGCGGACTGGATGCAGCGCTACCATCAGAGGAAGGGCCGCGACCGCGGCGTGCCTGCGTTCCTGCCTCCCGGCTTCGATGTCGTCCACCTCGATCAGTATGGCGGCGTGAATGACACGCTCGAATGGGGCGAGAAGGTCGCCGAGCAGATCTTGGCAGCCTACGGCGTACCGGGCGCGATCGTCGGGATGATGGTCGATGTCAATCGGGCCGCGGCCGAGACCGCGCGCTGGACGTTCGATCAGTTCACGATCCAGCCGATCACGAAGCTGATCTCGATGGCGATCACGGACCAGCTACTGCGGCCCAACTTCGGACAGGACGTGATCTGTGAGTTCGCTCCGTTCGTCTCGCCAGACAAGGACTTCGACCAGCGTCAGGAGTTCCAGGATCTGGCGACGAAGGTGCGCGTCATCAATGAAGTCCGCGCGGATCGCGACGGCCTGGAACCCGTCGAGTGGGGGAATGAGCCGGTCGGGTCGATCGCCGACTCGCCCTATCGCCCTGACGAGGAATTCGGGGAGGAGAGCGCCGCCGATCTCGATGGGCCTCGTGCTAGCGGCGACTCGTCGCCATTCAACAAGAGCGACCGCGAGCCGCAGACCCGAGCGCTCGACTTCTTCGATCCGCGCAGCGTCGAGAAGAGGATGGTCGCAGTCGAGAAGAAGAACGTCTCCAAGATGACCCGAGCGCTCGGCGGCGTATGGGAAGTCCAGAGGAAGGAGACGATCGCGCGGCTGCACCGGATGATGCCCGGCAGCTCTAGCGGGGAGGCGTCGCGCGTCGTGGCCGAGCAGATCTTCAATCCCGACGACTGGGCCGACCTCTACAAAGCCCGCGTCCAGCCGCTGCTCGAATCAATCGCTACCGATGCGGCTGCAATCAACTATTCGGCATTGACAGAGGCGGGGGCCTTCAACTTCACGCCGCTCGTGGCGCAGCAGATCGCGAGCCAGGCCACTCTCTTCCAGTTCCAGGTCTCGACGGCGACGCAGAAGTTCATCGCCCGCGAGCTTGGGGCGGGCGTGGCCGGGGGCGAGAGCGTCGATCAGATCGCGAAGCGGATTGACGGCGTATTCAAAGACCGGAAGCGGGCGCGCACGATCGCGCGCACCGAGGTCGGCAAGAGTAACCAGCAGGGCACGCTGATCGGCTACCAGACGAGCGGCGTCGTCGAGAGTAAACGCTGGAATTCGAGCGACGTCGGCGTGAGGCCATCGCATCAGATCGACGGGCAGGAGGTCCGACTGAACGAGATGTTCACGCTGGGCGACGGCGAGCAGGCCAACGCTCCGCTAGATCCGGCGCTGTCGGCGAAGAATCTCATCAACTGCCGGTGCTTTATGACTCCGGTGCTCGGAGAGGGGGACGAATGAGCGAAGACATCACGCGAGAGGGCGCCGGTCAGATCCGAGCGCGGAAGGGCGGCAAGGGTCACCTCGACTGGGAGACCGGCAGATTCTCGATGATACTGGCGACCGACAAGGAGGCGTCGGACGGTCACATCCTCTCGATGCGTGGCGCCGAGTTGCCCGAGCAGATGCCGCTGCTCGTCCAGCACTCGCCGCAGGTAATGATCCCGGCGCTCGGCTCGGTCGTCGATCTGAAGCCTCGCACTCATCAGCTCGACGCTGTCGGTCACGTCGAACTCGGGGGCGCGGGCGACGATGCACGCGACGACGGTGCGCCATCGTTCAATGATCCGCTGCGCGAGATCCGCGCGGGATACGCGCACCTGATCGACAAGGGCCACATCTCGTCCGTCTCGATCCGATGGGAGGGCGACTCGGTCCCGCGGACATCGCTGAAGCCGACTCACCCCGCCTATATCGACGGGTCGAATGAGGCGCTGCCGCACGAGCAGAGATACGGCCGATTCTTCACGAAGTGGCGGGCGCTTGAGGGCTCAGTGGTTGCGATCGGCGCTGACCCCCTGGCGGCGATTCGAGCGCGGGCCTCCGACGAGGAGGTCGGCGATGTCGAGCGGCTCTACTGGGGATCCGTGGCGCGAGCCCACGAGTCCGGGGATGAGTCGCCCGACATGCTCGCCGCGATGCAAGCGATCAGCGAGGGTGCGGAGATCTTGCGCGCGGCGGGTCTTGAGCCTGCCGATCTGGCCCGCGTTCTGGTCAACTTCGGGGGCATCGCAGACGACGCGCTAGACAATTCTCCCGTTCGGGTTAACGTTCGGGGGCGCGTGGAGCTGGTCTCTCGGGACTGCTTTGAGCAACTGACGGGCGAGAGCCTGGACAGATACCGAGAGGCGCTCCACCTCACGGGCGCGGCACGTTCCGCGCCTCCGGTCTCGCCGGAAGGCGACGACCCCCCGGAGCCGGAAGGCAGCCGGGCGGCTGCGACGCACACACACAAAGCCACCGAGCCCGGCCTGCTCAGTCTGAGCGACGAAGATCGTCGCGCGCTGACTCAGGGCATCCTCGGCGGCGTATCACAGGCGCTCGGGGATGGATTCCGCGGCCTGCGAAGGAACTGAAATGCGAATTCAAGTCAAGGCAAAGACGGCCATCGAAGCGACCGGCGATCTTCCGGCCCGCTCGATCGGCGACGAATGGGATCTGGAGCTGTCGGAGTTCAACGGCGAGACGATGGATCTCGTCGGGGAGTCCCAGGAAGACGTGCGAGCCGATCAGCTCGCCCAGATCGGGCGCCAGATCGGCGACGACCTGCGCGCCGAGTTGGGTCCGATCGTGACGGCCGCTCTCCGGGATGCCGGCGCGGGCCGCGTGACCGAGCGCCCCGCAGCCGATCTCGTCCCCGCTGGATCTGCCGGCCGGACGCAGCTCGCGAGTCTGTCGCAGCATCGCTATGACCGTCTCCCCGAGAACGAGCGCGCACTCCGATCGCCGGAGAGCGACGTCGCGGTGCAGCGCTACTTCCAGGGGATGATCCGCAAGGATCACTCGATGATGCTCGACGCGCTGGAGATCACCGAGGGGATCGGAGGCGTCCGGGGGGAGCGAGCTGCGCTGGCCGAGGGCGTGGCAGCAACGGGCGGCAATCTGGTCCCGACTCCGCTCGCGGCCATGATCGTCGAGAAGCGGCAGGACGTCGAAGTGATCGGCCCGCGTTCACGGATGTTCACCAGCCAGAACCAGAGCATCGCGATCCCGACGCAGGCTACGCTGATGACGGCGGCGCTGACGACCGAAGGCGCAGCCATCGCAGCGACCGATCCGACGTTCGGGCAGGTAGTGCTCAGTAAGAAGAAGATCGCGACGGCGACGCGCAGCTCCCGCGAGTTGCTCGACGATTCGCCCTTCGATCTCTTCGGGCAGGTCGCCGACATGGCAGCGAAGGCCATCGCGCTCCAGTACTCGGCGAGCGATGCGGACGGCGCCAACTTCACGGACGCCATCTTCATCAGCTCGGCCCCGAACGTGATCGACGCCGCCGTCGCGGCGCTCACGATCGCGGAGATGGAGACGATGTACTACACGCAGCCCAGTCGGTATCGCGCCGGCAGCGTCTGGCTGATGCACGCCGACACGGTAGAGATCGTCGCGGGCCTCGTGGACACGTCCGGCACGACTGGGCGGCGCTGGTTCGAGCCTGCAGGCGGGACGCCGGTAGGTCTGAACGGCGGGCAGGGCGCCTCGGCAGTCGGGACGATCCTCGGACTTCCGGTCCTGGAAGAATCGCAGGGGATCCCAGGTCTGGCGTCCGCGGAGATGTGTCTGGCAAACCTCGACTACTACGGCACGCTGGACGACGGCGGGCTGCGGGTCGAGGCCAGCGATCAGTTCGCATTCCTGGAGGACGAGATCGTGTGGAAGTTCATCGGACGCCGCGACGGCGCGGTGCTCCAGGGCGAAGCCTTCCAGGTCTATCGAGGGATCACCTCGTAGGGCGGGGACGACGAGCGCACAAACGGCAGCGGGTCGCGGCTTAGGACGGTCGCGGCCCGCTCAGCCAATACAAGAGAGCAGGAGCAACGGATACAGATGGCGAACGTGAACATCGGTGATTGTCAATTTCTCCACGGTCAGCGGCGACAGAAGTCATCGCCGACGATGGTATGCAAGTGCGGACGCGAGGCGACGCAGATCGTGAAGCAACGGAGCCCGCGTTTCTGTCTAGAGCAGGCAGCGAGGGCCGTCCTGCGTCCCGTCTTCCGCGAAGACCTGGAGACCTATTTGGCCGCGACCCCGGAGCAGACGAAGCGACTGAACCCGCCCGGCGGCGCGGCCTCGGCGGCGACGCACAAGGAGTGGCGGCAGGCGGCTGGGATCAGCGTCGAGGACTATCGGAAGGATCCAAGGCGCGGCATTCAGCCCGACACAGAAGGGCGGATCGACATCTTCGCCGCAGCCGATCAGATCCTGAGCGAGATCGAAGGCCAGGGCGTCGAGGCCGACGATCCTATCGGCCGCGTCCAGCCGGCGATCGAGGAGCGGACGGAGATCTCGCCGGACGAGGCCGAGGAGCTGGCCGCGTTCCGCGCGGATCGCGCAGACAAGGCAGCGAAGGCCGCAGCGCGGCGGGCAGCGAAGAAGGCCGACCGCGTGACCGGAGCGAAGACCACAGAGGCCACGACGGCCAGCGTATAGGGGGACTCGACAGTGCCGCAGTTCATCCCCGACGTAGGGGTAGTCGGTCTTCTGGCCCCGAAGGTCGGAGTCGATGCCGAGATGGGCCTGATCTCGGAAGCGACGACGCTGACGGACGTCTTCACATCGGTCGGCGACGCCCCGAGCGGCGGCACGGTAACTATCCTCTACAGCCCGACTGCGGGCGGCGGCGGGTCGGGGATCACGGTGACGATCGCAGACGGCGCGACATCCGGGACTGCGACCGGATCGATCGCGCTATCTGCGGGTGCGACTCTATATCGGCGGATCACCGCAGAGTCGGGCCTGGCGCTGAATCTCGGAGGCTATGCGACCGTCGCCCTATCCGGGATCACAGACACGGTACTGGCGACCCTGGGCGATCTGAAGCTCCATCTCGATAAGACCGGGACCGGGGACGACGTCGCGCTGACGTTCTGCCTGGCCGCGGCATCGAGTGACATGGAGGCGTCACTCGGTCGGAGCCTACTGCGCGTCCCCTACACGTCGGAGAAGTATGACGTCGCGCCGTTCCAGGACTTCGTGCTGCGCGAGTACCCCGTGAATCCCACCTACTCATCGAGAGCAGTAACGGAAGGATCGACCGCGCTGACCAATGATGACGACTATCAATACCGCGGTGCCCAGGATCACGCGCCAGTGCGGCTGCGTCGGATGTCTGGCGCTGGCGGAGTGCCGCGGAAGTGGACCGAGGGCGAGGTGACCGTGACCTACGAGGCGGGCTACGCCCAAGTCCCGGCCGCGATCAGGAACGCCGTCGTCGAGATGGCGGCGCACCTCTGGCGGCAGCGCGTCGATTCGGGCAGATCGCAGCTCGGGCTCTCGTCGAAGACCCCGGCGAACGGCTCGGCCGAGTCCTACCTGCCCGAGCTTCCTCATATCGCGCACGTTATTCAGACCTTCAAGCGGAAGTTCGCCTAGGGTGGCGCGGGTCGAGATCACGACCGAAGGGCTCGACGACGCCCTGCGGGTTCTCGACCGTCTGAATCTGAAGGCGAATCCAGGGAAGCGGGCCGCGGCGAAGATACTGATCTCGATCGCTAACGAGATCGCGAGCAATGCGCAGTCGAAGCAGATCCTGCGCGGCGGCGGTAAGGGCGCACCTCACCCGACAAAGGTCACATCGCGCACCGGAACGCTGCGACGCTCGATCGCCGTAGATCGCGGCGAGCTGGGATCCTTGATCGTCTCGATCGGGACGGATCTCGTATACGGCGCCGTCCACGAGGAGGGCGGCAGGATAAAGATCCCGCAGACGCGAGTCCGCGAGCATAAGCGCAAAAGCGCCTTCGGTAAGAAGTTCCCTGCGTTCACGGTGCCGGCGCATACACGCAAAGCACACACGGCGAAGTATCCGAAGCGTCCTTTCCTTCGGCCGGCGCGCGATGCAATCATCCGTAACGGGACGGCAGAGAGGATCGTCCGCCGCGGGATCGAGAATCTCCTAGCATGAGCGAGCTGAACGATCGGCTGACGACCGTGAAGACCGCGATCGAGGCCGCAGTCGTCGGGATCACGGCACAGGTCGGCTTCACGCCGACGATGGACGTCGGGAAAGAGAAGTTCCCGTTCGCGATGGTCTACAACCCGGTCGAGACGACGCTAGAGGGCGACCATCTCCAGGCGATCCGCGTCGTGACGATGGCGATCATCTACATCCGTGACCAGAACGAGTTCGCGCTGGCTTCGACGGACCTCGATCTGATCCGCGACGAGTTGGAGACTGGACCCTGGAAGGGTCTCGTCGCAGGAGAGGAGCATGGAGTCACGGTCACGCGGCGCGCGATCAACGAAGAGAACGATGAGCTGGGCCGGATCCAGGCGCTGATCGAGGTCGAGATGCGTCAGGAGGGCCAGTAGATGCCGACGATGGCGGTCTTCGATGCCTCCGTCGCGACGCTGCTGACGGACGCGCCCTACACCTGGACGCGCTCGGTCTCGGACTGGCGCGTCGATCGGGACCGTCCTGATCCTGGGCCGCTCTTCCAGCTTCGGATGTTCCAGACGGAGCTGGACGAGAGCCAGAGCGCAATCGTCGGATTCGAGATCGTGAAGATCGAGCTAGCCGTTCATCGCTATCTTCAGGACACGGACGCCGAGCGGACGTATGTGATCTCGGAGATGGGGCCGGACCTGCTGACGCTGCTCGATCGAGCGACCTGGAAGGCTGTCGCGGGCGTGAAGAAGGTAATCGAAGGCCCGGAGCTGACCGGGCCTCCGACGCTGAACCTGCGCGTGATGAGCTACACGGTAGAATTGACAATAGAGAAGGTCGCGGCTTAGCGACCTGGGGGAAATTCGATGGCAGATATCAACCTACAATATGCGATGGCGATCGAGACGCAGACGACGCTCGGCACGATCTCGACGGCAGTGGCTGGACTGACGACTCCCGTGACCATCGCCGATGGGCTGATCTATGGCGACGCCGATTCGGGCACCCGCGGCACGGGGATCGAGTTCAGTACGGAGCCGAAGCTCCAGGAGCGCGGCTCGGTTGCTGGTAGCAAGACGGCGCTGATTGACTCATATCTCGGCATCGAGACGGTCGCCAACTTCACAGTGACGATGCCGTTCACCGGGTCGCTCGTCGATGTGGGCGGGGCGCTCGCGGATTCGGACTTCGATCTCGCGACCCATTACCCCGCTCTCGACGCTCTGCTGAGATGTTGCGGCCTAGTCGGAGCAGGCGGCGCTGGGGATAGCTGGGACTACACGCCCGTCCTAGCTGCCGGGACTACCGAGTTCTGCTCGGCGATGATCTGGGATTCTGGATTCGTTCACGGCGTGAAGGATATCCGCGGCGATTTCTCGATCAAATACGATCCGGGAGAGGTGCCGATCATCACCTTCACGCTGCAAGGGATCGTCGATACGGCCGCGACGCAGACGGCGACATTCCCTGCGACGGTGACCTATGGGGTCTGGCTGACCGAGCAATTTCAGGCCGCAGAGTCGGCAGTCACTGCGGAGTGGGCGGGTACGACTCGGAGCTTCACGGAGCTTGAGGTGGCATCGGATAACAAGCTGACAGCGGTGAAGGACATCACGGCAGACGAAGGGAAGCGGGTCAAGCTCGGCAGCCCGCGAGTCTATACGCTCAGCGGGACGATGATCGCAAACTCTGCGGACGCTCGCGCCGAGTATGACGCGATGGTCGGCACTGGAGCGGGCGACACTTACGTCCTCCAGATCGGCGCGGCGACGGCCATAAATACCAACGCCGACGCGCACAAGCTGACGATGACGGGACTCAGGCCCACGACGGTGAAGACGATCGACCTGGAGGAGACAGGCTCGAAGGGCGTCGAGTTCGAGGCGACGCTTTCCAATACCGTGGACGGCGCAGAGTTCGCTCTTAACTTCCTCTAACCCGCCTCGGGGAGGGTAGATCGTGGCACGCGACCCCGAAGTCAATGTCCGGCTCGGACTGAAGGACAAGCTCAGCGCTGGACTGAAGAAGACCTCGTCGGGCGTCAAGAAGGCGAGCACGCGGTTCAAGCAGCTAGCGACGAGCGCCCGAGCCGCCGCTGCGGCTATGAGCGGCCCGTTCTTGGCAGGTCTAGCGCTGGCAGCGCTGGCCCTGCGCTCGCTAGCTCGTGTACTCGGCGAGGCTGTAGAGAAGAGCGCCGAGCAGGAGGCTGCGGTCAAGGCGCTGACGGACGCGCTCGCTCCGCTCGGGTCCAAAGCGGAGACGGTATCGCAAGCCCTGCAAGAGCAGGCGGCGGCGCTCCAGAAGGTATCGACCTTCGGCGATGAGACGATCATCCGAGCCCAGGCTCTGATCGCGGCCTTCGTCCGGGATGAGGATCAGATCAAGGCCGCGACGAAGGCGACGCTCGATCTCGCCGCGGCCAAGGGTTTCGATCTCGTCACGGCTGCTGATCTCGTATCTAAGACACTCGGCTCTTCGACTAACGCGCTGAAGCGCTACGGAATCGAGGCGAAGGGCGCAGTCGGCTCGACCGAGCGGCTCTCGTCCCTGACGGGAAACATCGAGAAGGTCTTCGGCGGGCGCGCAGCCGGTGAGATCGATACCTACGCAGGCGCGATCAAGCAGTTGTCGAATGCTTACGGCGACTTCCTGGAAGTGCTCGGCAACACTGTTACGAAGAGCGGCGCGGTGCGCGAGACGATCGATCGGCTGCTCGGATTCTTCACGGATCCCGCGACGACCAAGGGGATCCGGGACTTCTCGAATCTGATCTTCTCCGTAGTCAACCATCTAGCGACTGCCGCGGGCATCGTGAAGAAGATAGTGCTGCCGCCATTCCAGTCGATGGCGACGCTGCTGACGTCGTGGGTTCCTCTCGCGCTTGCTGCCGGCGAGTCGATCCGCCAACTGACGGACGACTCCGTCGATTATGCGGCGCAGGCCGAGCGTATGGGGATCACCGAGGCTGAGCTGCAGAGGATCGTGACGGCCCGGATCGCAGCGAATCGCGAGGCCAGCATCTCGACTACAGAGTTCGCCGCCGAACAGGCGAAGGCTGCAGAGGCTGCAGAGGAGCTAGCGAAGTCCGAGGCGATAGCAGTGAAGGCCGCGGAGGAACTGGCGCAGGCGCAGAAAGACGCGGCCATCGCGGCCGAGATCCAGAAGACCGAGCTAAACAAGCTGAAGAAGTCCGTCGAGGACACGGCGAACGCCTACGATGGAGCGCTGGCATCTGCCAGCCGGTTCGGGTCAGTCAGCAGCGCGATCCTGGAGGGCGAGATCATCGGGATCGAGACGGCGCTGCTCGACCTGAAGAACATCCACGGCGAGTACTCCCTGGAGTACCAGAGGCAGGTAGAGGACGCGGCGCGGGCTACCGAGCGTCTTCAGCGTCGGATCGATTCGCTGAAGTCCGGCCACGGCGATCTGAAGACTGCAACGCAGGAGACTATTCGGGAAAATGTCGAGCTAGCGCAGTCTACCGAGACGGCCGCGCTCGGGCTCGGCCGACAAGCTCTCGCCGCGAACGCTGCGACGAACGCCCAGCTCGGGCTCAATTCTGCCTCCAACGCATATAGACAACTGAACGCGACGGCCTCCCAGATCGGCCAGCCATCGAGTTTCGCGAGCATCGGCCGCGGCACGTTCACCTTCCCGGCTGGGACTGTTGTAGTTGACGGGACTGGGAGAAGGATCACAGTCTGATGCCGGCAGCCACCCGACCGAACCCCGCCCGCAACGCCCGCTTCGGCGTGCTCCATGCAGCCAGGGACGCAGGGGATTCTGCGCTAACCCTGACCGGCGCCTACGAGGCAGCAACGCCGAAGGCTCGCCTGATTGACGACCAGGCCGGTCGGCCTCTGGTTGCCACAACGAATACCGGGGTCCGCGAGGTGCTTCTCGATAGAGGCCAGCACGACGTCCGGGAGGGTACCGACAGGACCATCATCGCCGGCCACAACTTCGACGCCGAGAGCACCGTCACCGAGTACCGGACTGCGGCCAATTCATCCATGACGTCAGCGGATAGGATCCTGTACCAGGCGGACCTATCCACGGTTGATCTGCCGCTGGACTGCGGTTCGATCGGCCTCTATGACATCGAATACAGGCAGCTCGGCGCCGCCGCACTCGCACCGAATCAATACCATGAAGTGCTGTTAGAGGACGGGACTACTAATCCCGTCAGGATGGGCGAGCTGTGGGCGACTCGAATGCTCACGCCCTCCTCTGGGCATTCGACCGAGTGGAGCATCGACCCCGGCGGTAACGTCGCGATCACCCGCAGCATCTCGGGCAAGACCTACGCCACGAAGCTAGGCGAGCCTCAGAGGAGGTGGACGCTTAGGCACGAATCATGCAGCGACGCCGACCGGCGTGAGGTCTACGGGCGTTTAGATCGGGCGTATGCGAACGGGCAACCCGTGATCTATGACCCGCCGGAAAGCGGGGACCATCGTTATATACGCTTCCAGATGGAGCAAGGAACTACCGCCGGTGCCCAGTGGCAAGACCTGTCCGGGTCCAGCACCTCGGTGATTGCCCTGGCCTCACAACGCGATCCGTGGCACGCCGATGTGAATACCGAGCACGGGATGCGCGTGACGACGAACGGCTTAGGCACCTACGCACAAGGACCGGGGCATGATAATGCGACGACACGAACTGCACACGGTCTGACGGGCGAGAGCTGGGCAGGTCTGCACATCACGCTCGATCTACGCTGGCCTGTAGGGGAGACTACTACCTGGGTGACGGCCAACAGATCCGTCTGCATTGAGATCGAGTCTAATACGGATAACGACAAATACTCCCGATTCGGACTCGCCCAGTGCGTCATCAATAGCGGCATCGCGACGGACGTCTGGTATCGCATCTGGCTCGATCCAAATACGCAGGCTCCGTTCTTGACGGGATCCTCCGGGCCTGCCGATCTGACGGACGTCACCGGGGTCAGGCTACTGATGGAGCCTGACGTGGCAGTTCGGAAGCTCGACTTCGCGAAGTTCACGCTCGTCGATCCCACGAAGGGGCCGCGCATCGTCGAGATTCTATCGCCTCCGACCTATCGTCAGGTCGCCGACTCTCCGTCCTCTGACCCCGAGTGGGACGTGGATCTGGAGATTCTAGAGCTGCTGACGTAAAGGGGACGGATGCGAACGCTACCGCGAGACGAACTGGCGAGGCGGCGGCGATGGCAGCCGCATCTCCTAGTCAAGTTCGAGCAGTATCGTCTCCGCGATACGCCCGGCAGCGAGTTCCTTCGGACTCTCTACTGGTCCACGGATCCCGTGACCTATGACTACGGAAACACGGGGACCGATATCGACTTCGATGCTGTGGTTGTGGATGCGACCAGCGTGCTCGCGGGGATGGGTCACGTCCAAGGTCCATTCGAGATCGGCGGGCTTCAGAAGACGCTGACCCTGCGGCTTCGCAATGGTGAGATCTCTACGGCCACTGCCGCAGGCAGCCCGGCGACGATGCGTCTCTCCGAGTTCCTGCGCGATCAGTGGCCGCTCCAGTTCGGGATGATCGAGGTCGCGGAGATCCGGCTCGACCTGGACGCAGGCGAGCAGCTCCCGGACCTCTCGGCGCTCGACGGAGACGAACATGACGTCTGGTATCGCGGCGAGCTGGTGCGGGTCGCGGACGAGAACCAGAGCGAGATCGTGCTGGAGTTCTCGACGTCGCTCTTCAGTCGGAACGAGAAGAGCCTGCTGGGGCCACCGCTGCCCGGTACGGATGAGACGACCGATCCCATCGACCGAGGCACCCGCCTCCCGACGCTGCTCGGCGATGTCTTCCGTTCGAGTACGCGGGGGTTTCAGGTCGGCGGCGTGACGACGCTGGCGCGCACGATCAGCCCGACATCGACGGCGCTGCATTTCACGGACATCGGGGACTTCACATCTGCCGCTCGGATCCTGATCGGACGCGAGCAGATAACTATGTTTGGCGCTCCGTTGCAGGGCGTTAACGGCTGGCAAGTTTCCGGGGGCGCCGCGGGTCGCGGAACGAGTGGGACTCAGGCAGCGTCGCACGCGGCCGGCGAGACGATTCTCCAGCTCCCGGCCGGCTCGTCCGTGTATAAGTGGCTGGTCGCGGATCACGAGATTGACTCCGTCGATGCGATCTACGCGCACTCGATCGCGAGCCCCGATATGGTGCGCGTCGATGAGAGTCTGTTTACGAAGACGTACACCGACACGACGAGTCTGCCGGCGGGTCTTGCGGGTCCGGTGACGACGATCTCGCTGAACAGGACGAACCTGCTCAGGATCATTAATGACCTGATCATCCTCGGCGCCGCGCAGACGCAGGATCAGCAGATCAGCGTCACGACTACCACTACCATCACGCCGCAGTCCTCGGTTACAAACGACGACCAGATGCCTACATCCTGGCACGGGCACGCGGATATGAGTCTGCTGATCGATGGACAGACGGGCTCCGCAAATACGCTGAATCAGGTCTCTTCGGGGAGCAAGTCGGGAACGATCTTCTTCCCAGATCCCGGCGGGACGATCATCAGCCAGCGCCTGAGGGTATGGATGGAGGATAATGCCAGCGACTATTCTGGAGTTGGAATAACCATCACACACGGGGGGACGCTGGTCCACAATTCGCACACCGGCAGCTCGGGCGTGTATAACGACTATGCCCCGGTGCTTCTATCCAGTCTGAACTCCACTACTAACCGAGTGGACATCACTATGATAGGAGGGGTTAGCGCAAACCAGATGCAGATCGGCGAGATCCACCGGATCGTGACCTATATCC